CCCTTCAACCTGTACATTTCGCTGATCTCCCCCACTATAAGTGGAATCTTTCAACGAACATTGGCGCTCCAATTGCAACATCTCCCAAATGGATCGACTACATGAAAAACAAGTACAACTACTACACACACAACATCCCATTTCCAGAACTCTGGCAACGTGACCTCTTCACTGAAGCACATGCTAACTCACAACCTCTAGAAATTAAGGACGCTCGTATGACCAAACACAACCTCTACTCAGAGGCTTTCTTCATCTCTCGAAAAGCTATACACCGAATCAAACTCGGTTTCACTACTAATGAGAAAAACCATGACTACCGTTATTGGAACACCGCTTTCGCTCGACAACATCTCGTCGAAGCATCTAAAGCAGACAAGGTCCGCCTCGTCTTTGGTGCAACGTTTATATTACTATGCGCTGAACTAATGTTCTTTTGGCCCTTCATGATTCACTTACTTCTCATGTCATTTCACTCTCCCATGCTCTGGGGCTTCGAAACCATAATAGGTGGTTGGCTCCGTCTAATCAACTATTTTCACACATATCTTCCTCGCTTCGCGACCGTCGTAACACTCGACTGGTCCGGCTTCGATCGTGACGCTCGTCACACTGTCATTAAAGACATTCACCAAAAGATCCTCCGTCCGTGCTTTACTTTTGAAAAGGGTTACCACCCTACCAAAGGCTACAAAGACACCTCAAAGACAAAAGATCCGAATGATCTCTCCATCTCTCAGAAACTCACTAATCTCTGGAACTGGATGACCGACGCAGTACTCACTACACCACTTCTCCTTCCCACAGGCGAACTGATCGAATTTACGCACTCAGGAATTTACTCTGGCTACTTTCAAACTCAGATCCTCGACTCACTTTACAATATGGTCATGATATTCACTATCCTTTCCCGTATGGGCTTCGACATCACCAAGATCCGACTCAAGGTTCAAGGCGACGATTCAATTTTCGTTATGCTTCAAATCTTTACCACTCTAGTTTCCAGCTTCCTCCAACTTTTCCAACACTATGCCACTTACTACTTTCGCTCGACTTTATCTCTCGACAAATCCGAAATTCGAGACTCTCTCCAACACGCAGAAGTCCTCAAATATCGCAACAACAACGGCATTCCGTATCGTGACAAACTCTCCCTCCTCGCTCAACTAAGACACCCTGAACGCTCACTCACTCAGGAAGCCTTAGCTTCACGTTGCGTTGGCATCGCCTACGCTAACTGTGGACACAGCAAAGAAGTTTTCGTCATATGCGAAGACATCTACGTCTACCTTACTACCAAAAAGGACATCATCCCGTCCTCTAAAGGTCAGACTCGATTCATGGACTACATGGCTCGCTCCTACCCGGACGTTCCAACTTTCAAGTCTACTGAATTCCCTTCGTACTTCGATACCATCAAGCATCTCACTGATGATCATAGACCACTGTCTAACCAACAATGGCCCCTTGATTACTTTGAAGGCTACCCCGGCCGCAAATAGAATTGCGCTTGACTTTTTCGTTCATTTGAACGTTTCTCTAAAAGAAAAAAAACCCCTAATAACAAAACAATGGCCCCTTTATTAATTTTAAGGCTACCCCCCCCCCAAATAAAATTTCGCTTGATTTTTTTTTTTATTTTAAAATTTTTTAAAAAAAAAAAAAAAAAAAAAAAACACGC